TTCATTGCATGATCGGCATCTGATGTTGCAAACATTGCTGATATTGACTTCTTGGCTCAGCAACTGCGGAGCTTGGTCAAAATCTATTTGAAATTTTCTTGCATATTCAAAACTTTTAAGGCGCTGACTACCTAAACCAACACTCTCGTTGTAGGTACATTTGCCACACTCTGGTCCGGGGTTGTGTTCAGCAAACTGCTGCCTTAGACCCTGCATGAAGTCGCCATGAAAAAAACTTTCATGATCGTAACTAGGTATTCGCTTCGACCATAGGCAACAGGGGCTCATGCCACCTTCTGCCCAAACATGTTGATGAAACCAAGGCCAGGCACAAAAAGGTTCAGGCATAGCTGTATCTTTACACGAATGCTACAGCTATGGTTGGGCCAAGCGTGGGATTCTTGGTCCAAACTGGATTTGGATTGATACCCACGTAACCAACTTGGCTGGTTGGTAACCTTATGCTGTTGATGGTTGCCATGAAATCATTGAGTAGCACGCCTTGCTTAAACAAGCTGGTCACCGGCTGACCAGTCTGATTGGCATAATATGTTGCCATGTTAGCTAATACCTGAATCAATTCATCCGGAACGTTTGGGCCACCAAACACACCAAGTGCCAATTGATAGGCATTGGTGTTCATGTTAGTCACATATCTAGCGGGGGCATTCGATAGCGCATAATTGGTATAATCATTAGTAGATGGGAGAGGTTTGCCTTGGCTATTTGACCATTGATATGCGCCTCCCTGAACAGTGCCTTGTAATTGACCACTTTGCAGTGAAAGCTGTTTGCGAATATTATTTTGGATTATATCCTTTTGACCGCTCATTCAATCACTTCTCCGCTGTTAAAGTTTTCATTTTGATAAGGATAAACCACAGGAGCAGGTTCATTGTCAGATGGATCCCCACCGTACACAGATGGATCATCGAGATATGCAAATCCATTAACAGTATTGTGACTCAACGCCGCAGCTGTGGTAAGGCTTACCCCAAATTCTGGGTTTGGAGCAGGTTGATAGTATGACTGATCATAACCGGTATATTGGCCGTAATTGTCATATTCTGGTTGTCCCAGTGTCACGGTCAAACTTATTTCGCCTTGCTGCACTCTGCGACGAGCATATTGGATCTGCTGATATTGATTCAGAAACACAGGTCCGTTTGGACCATAATATGTGTTCTCTGCATTATGATATCCAGCTTGGAGATTAGGTATGCCCTGCCCTGGCGTTCGCACTGGTTGACCATGCAGCTGGGCTAGGTCATCGGGTACACCTGGTCTATAGCTAACCGTGCCGGTCAACGGATCGTAACTGGTGGTATAATTGCTTCCAACAGCAGTCCTTACTCCGCTGCCGCCAAAGTTAAAGGCGCCAAATGAGCCAAGCAGATTATAAATGCCAATACCACTTACAGGTGTTAGTTCGTCTGTATCTTCCAGAGGTATATATTGGTTATAATTTGGTAATTGCCCATTGGGTAGTCCGGTTATACCATAATTTTCAGGTATGGGTTGGTCGCTAGCATTACCGGCCACGCCCTGTGACGCATATGTCACATCTGGTGCACCGGGTGCGCTGGCGTATGTTTTTTGTCCAGCTACCCCATTAATCGTGGTACCAGGTTGGGAATTTATATTAGTGTCTATGATATCTGCATATGTTGAGCCAGATATGCCGCTGTAAGACGAAACTCCTGCAACTGGACTGGTTATGTTAGGCCTGATAGCAGTCACATCATTGAATGAATTTTCCACACCAGTTAAGCTGCCAGGTGGGAAAGACACAGTAGAAGCTGGTGTGTAATCTGGTTCGATGTATTGCGATGCATCAAATCCCATTTGATTAGCCAGCTCAGCAGTGATAGTGCCAGCACTATACTGCAGAGTTTCATAGCTAAGAGTCATCTTGAAATCTTCTAAATCGCTGCTAGAAGTGTCGTGGTTTCCCCAATCCATTGCGCTGATTTTTGGATTTAGATATGTTGTGAGTGCGTATTCTCTACCAAATATGGCATATAGATTAAGCTCGGTGAAAAACTGCACTTGATTAACCAGCGGCCGTAAACCCCAACCTGTACTGTCATCAAAGGTAGGATCTACTGGACTGGTTCCCATGGTAGCAGTTGATTTATATCTAGCATCACCAAAGTAATAGTTGAAATATTCAACCCACATAGCCAACGGGCTGTTATCTACTGTATCATACGCAGAAATGGTTACCGGCTTATATTCTGTTTTGGTATAGGCATAGCGCTTGCGATTGTATTGGTTCAATTCTCGCTGTGTTAGATCAACATTTGGCTTGTCAATGGTGCGAATCTTGAAGTTTACACCGCCCTGCCAGTTATTGATCCTGTTTAGATTTGAAAACATGCTCAACGCTTCCGGACTTACCACAAAACTGGCATAGAACATGTACTTGACCCTGGGGATCTGGTACATGGTTTGGCCAGGACTGTTGGCTCCAAAGAATACCGAAGCATAGGAGGTATTTTTCAATATGGTTGCCATGCAGATATTTAGCCATGAAAAAGCCGCTGGATTTTACACCAGCGGCTTCGATATCAACTCGGTTTTTAGCCTACTTGCGGACCAAATCCAGTCTGCACCGGATCGGTTGTCATGATATCTGCATCCTGTGTAGCATTGTCATAGCGTATGGTGAGAGTAATCATCATAGATTCACTGTTGCTGTAATCAAAGGTATCATATGCCACCTGCTCCAGATAGCAGCCTTCCAGATACCAATTTTCAAGCACGCCGTCGTTTGAACCGTCTAGAGTTTCAATCTGTGTATTGAACTTGTAGTTAATACCCGAAAGGAACGAAGTTTGATTGAAGTGGTTCATCTGCTTCTGCAGCTGATAAGCTACCAAGGTGCTCACGCTGCTGTTGACGTCGTCGCGAACGGTTATTTCAATGTTTTGCCATTCTGGCTTTTGAGCCACATACATGATGTTGTTGTAGCTGTGTATCGGAGTGCTATTGTGTTGAATGCTAGGACGCCCAGCTGTGGCCACCTGCACTGTGAGCTGTGTGGCTGCGCCCGGTGGTCCAAAGCTCTGCATGCTCACTCTGAAGCGATATTTCAGCTTCGGCATGAGGATGCCGTTACCGCTGACGCCCGGTACTAGTGGGACGCCAAACTGGCTGAGTGTTGGTGTAAAGGCCATGTCCTATCTCCTGTCTTGCAGAGTATTTATGCCTGACCGAGATTGACAATCAGCGTGGTGCAAGCTTCCTGTATTTTGGTATCTTGCTGTCTGCACTGCTAACACATGTATGGCTCACGCAGGGCATAGGGGTATCAAATAACTTGAATCCAGTCTCTATGTAACCAAGAGGTTTGTCTTGACAGCTGTAGCTACGCTTAATAGCTCCATCTGGTTCTCTTATGATTATGCTGCGATAACCGCTCTCACAGTACCAACCATTGAAATTGTTGAAATTGAAAGCATTGAAACGCTCAGCTTGGTCCATGTACCATTTTTGTCCAGTATCATCTTCAAATTCTACTTGCATAGTTTGAGGAACGCTTGCGTCGTCGCCTTTGTCAATGCTCATCTTCTGCATGCTGACCTTGGGTTTTGGCCGTGTTACCTTGCTCTTCACTGCTGTGAAATCACGCTGCGGCATGCCGTTATGCAGGATGGCTAGCTGCTCCTTGCTGTAACCGTCTACAACTTTGCTCGCTGTGGGATCGCTCTGAGGTTTCAACGTTACGTTGATCCCCCTGCTGAGGAAGTATTCAGCTTCTGAATAAAGAATGTCAAACCACTCTGGTACCATAACGGTGTTGATGGTAACCTGTATATCGTGCTCTTGCAGGAACACCAATTTGTCCGCAAATTTCTCTGTGTGACCTTTTAGATCGCCTTGTTTGATTCCTTGTTCGCGATGCCAACTGGCTGTCACGCTGACTCGATGTAGATCTTTTGTAGCTTCAATGTATTTTTCAAACCAGCGGATACCTTGAGATATGTTGCTGGTCATGTGCACGCTTTGATAATTGCAGTTCGCCGTGTCATCTGCATAATGAGACAACAGCTGTAGATAGTCTGGATACACTGTGGGCTCTCCCCCACTGAAACTGAAATGGAAGCTGTTGTATCCGCGTTCTCTGCTCTGTCGCTTGATCTCATCCACGGTCAAGAGGTTAAGCTTAATAGGACGGTAATCTTTGGTGTTGCTCCGAGCATATGGCCAGCAGTAACTACAATTATAATTGCAATACCTTCCCAACAACCAGCTCACTGCAAACATGTCGCGGTAAAGCAAAGATCGCTGTCCAACTTTGACCAAACGGTCAAAAGGTATCTTGGTGAAATCATAGCTGCTTATTGCATCATTCATCGAGTAACCTGTATGGGATCAATGCTTAGTTCATTTATTGAAATCTGCGGAGGTTGTTCTACCAACCATTTCACATAGCTAGCAGCTAGATCCATATCCATGCAAACACGATCAGGATGTTTGGTTTGATTATTACTTAATGTACCAAAGCTAATATAAGAAACCAATGGCCCGCCTCCCCAGACGCCTGCGATGTTAAGGCTATTACTATAACTACGCAATGCTTTCTTTTCTTGTTGATATATCCAGTCGCTGCCTTTGGTAGCTCTGTCTGTGGTGCTGCCTATGCAAATTATCTTCAGATTGGCATGTGCAGTTTTGGCAGCTTTGTACACCGATTCCAAGATTATAGTCTGACAAAATTTCCATAATGCGCTGTTGTTTATGAAAACATCATATTCGAGAGCAAGTTTTGACAGTTCAGTTATAGCTGCATCTTTGGTTAAATCCCAGCCAGTGGCACGGCTCACAAACCTAGCATCGGGCCATATCTTAGCCAGGGCTGATGCTAAACCTTTTTCCGGATTTCCTGTGATCAAGATCTTCATAGATAGGGCTCAAACTCTGGCACAATATCAAGAACGTTTTGTTGACGTATCTCATCTAATCTGCGAGTGGTCTTGACAAAGATATCCCAATAACGTTCATGATAGTCATCTGCATACATGTAATCAATTATGCTGCTCATTATATTCTTGCTGCTTTCTATTACATGTTGTTCTTGATCACTTTGCACTATCCATTCGTGGAATTTACCAAACTTATGTTCTACTAACGCTTTGATTTCTCGAGGTAATACCCTGATGTTTAGATGATGCGGGCTGTGTGCTACGTGATGCGTGACTATTGGACGCTTTTTGGTGTTATTAAATTTGGTCAAACCCGCAGTTTGTAATTTCCAACGCATGAAATCTGGCAGATGCAATACATTGTATGCTGTGACTGTGTAAGCAAACCAAGCAGCTATGTTTTTGGCACTTTGATCAACCTTTAAGATGTTCATCCAAATTTTGTCCCAACTAGCAGGATAGCGTTGATATTCCAATACTTTACCATAACCATCAATGCTAGCGCCTATCTGTATGCGTTTGAAGTGTTGCCATAGATTCAAGGCTCTGGATGATATGCTGGTCATATTGGTATTGTATTCAATCAGCATCTGGGCAGCAGCACCGTTTTCAATGCATCTTTCCAAAAACTCATAATGACGTTCGATGAGCAAAGGCTCGCCGCCTGCCATATACACATGTTGAATGTGCTTAGCATTTGATTCTATCTGTTGCCAAAAACTGTCACTACCATGCCAACCATAACTATGACTGAACCATTTTCCATTTTGCTTGACCATTTGTTCGCGACCATGCGTGTCGTCAAAATAGTCAACTCCTTCTAATAGATAATGGTCTTCATACCAACCGGTGCTGTCTTGCGGGCCGCACATGCGACAGGCTAAATTACAGAGGTTTCCAAATCGCAAATCATAATATGTTACAGGCAGTGCATCAGTATCTATGCTGCCATCGGCATTGGTGTAAGGTTCCACATGTTCTCTACGCAATGCCCATCTGTCGTGTTCGTAGGTTCGACGACTAACCAACCCAGATTCTTCTTCCGATTGGCAACGTCCGCACTCCTCGCTCCACTTACCGGCCATCATGTTTTTGCGTATGGTCTTGATTAGTTCACTGTTACGAGCTTCAGTGAGATCATCATCGGCGGCATTGTAAGGTGTGCTATCTGATTTACGAAGCACTCCTTTGTTTTTGGTGATATTGGCCTGGCAGCACACTCTAAGATCGCCGTTGCTGCGAGCTGCTTGAAAATTCCACGGGATTGGACAAAACGTATCAGTCAAGATCCTGTCTCCACTCTTCGGCAACCAGTGCTGCCATAGGAAAAATCTCTTTCCAATCTTGTTTTTGATTCTTTTGAAAATTGTCCCAGGTTCTAAGGAAAAAGGTTCTTTGTTCAGCTTTTTGATCTTCTGATATGGTTATCTTTTCATACATAGAACCATAATGATCAATCTTTTTAACCAATTTTGCATTGCCTACCACGGCTTTGCGAGACGCATCTAAGCTGCGTTCAATTTGGTAAGCATCCAAGAGTCCGATGTTAAGGTATTTTGGATTATACACCAAATGGCTCACGGTATCTTTGATCTTGTTGTAGTTCTGTTCTGTGATCCACGACAATAGCTGACCATAATGCTCAAGTGACAAGATACTGATAGTTGTGGACAAAAACACATGAATGTTGTCGTCGGTTTGATCCAACATGCGCAAGTTATCCACCACTGTTTTCCATTGCGTATGATATCGGATAGCTTCGTTAGCTGCTCCAAATGCATCAATGCTACCGCAGATACGTATGTTACGAAAGTGTCGCCACAGTACCATCAATGCCGGAGGAAAGAAAGTGAGATTAGAACTGTATTCTAATTCCATTCTACCAGCATGCCCTGCCTCAATCAAGGATTCTAGCAGATATCGATGATGTTTTATCAACAAGGGTTCTCCGCCGCCAAACTTAATCTTTAGCAATTTGTCTGACGCTCCGATTAACGCATTGATGTTATTTCTGTCTTTTGACCAGCCAAATGCATTCTTGGACGTAGCTAGATCGTATTTCTTTCCATCTACATAGAAATAATCCCACCCAAGTATTTCTTCTTGATCATCAAACCATTTTGCTGTTTCCCCAGCAAAACACATCACACATCTGAGGTTGCATTCATTGCCGATACGCAAGTCAAAATCCAGCCATTGACCTCCAGATACAGTCCCGTCGGGATCGGTCATAGACAGTGCTATTTCTTTGGTAAAGCTGTGTTTGTGGCGTTCGGTTTCCCATTGGTTACGGCTGTTTGACCCCGCGATCGATTCATCTCTGCATCTAATGCATTGATTGGGCCATTTGCCTTTAAGCATGTCTTTCCGCACAGCTTTAAGTGTGTCAGAATTTAAGACATCTGCCGTGGATAAATCTGATATAGTAAGAACTTTGTCATCTTTTAACAGTAAGGTGTTGCCTTTTCCGGCACTTTGGCTGTGAGAACACATGCGGAGATCGCCGTTGTTCTTCACTCCGAGATGTGTCCATGGCAGAGGGCACCACATCAGACAATTTTCAACCTGAGCATCATATCAATATATACGTTCATATGACCCGCAAGTAAACTTGTCACATGAGAGATGGTCCTACACGACAGTATACCCGCGAATGGTTGCAGATTGAGCGGCCACAGCCTATGTACGACAGCACAATTTATAAACTTTATAATAGCGTGTACTCCCAAAATCTGGTAGATTCGACAAATATTGTCAATGATTTCAAAGATTCATTCCTAAGATATCTAGATGGACATACCTTGAGCAAACTTTGCGGATATCGCAATTTTCCAAGATTAGATGTTTGTGTAGGCTGCACGCAATTCATAGACGACCTATATCAGAGGTGTGGGTCCAACGGTATTATGGTTTTTGAAAATGATTACAAGTACCATTATCGACTTAATAACAGCATACAGTATGCCAATCTCAATAAGTTAGATCCCAGCAAAGAACTGATTATATCTATGCCGTTTCCTTCTTTCGGCGATGTGCATCCGTGCATGGATCAAATACTAGACCAATGTGACATGCTGGGCATACCGGTACATATAGACGGAGCATGGATATCTTGTAGCCAAGGTATCAACTTTGATTTTGATCATCCCTCGATACAGTCGTTTGCTATCAGTCTCAGCAAAGGAGGATTAGGTAACGACAGAGTAGCATTGCGATTTGCCAGATCAAGACCAGAAGGTGCTATAAGCATTATGAACGATTTTCACATGAATTGCCAGAGCTTAATGCACATTGGTATGGCTTTCATGGATCAAGTAGGTCCAGAGTATTTCTGGAAGAAATACGGCGACGCATATCAGAAAGTCTGCCAAGATTTTGATCTATTGCCTACCAAGGCCATACACATTGCCAAAGATGCAGATGGTCAACCTGTGGGAGTGCGACCTCTTCTGAGATGCTTAATTAGGTCTTAAACCACTGTCTTTTCAACAAGCGCGTCCCACTTGCACGGGCACAGGTCTTGGTCACATATGATTCCGTCATTGGGCAAATCATAATTGTCAAAGATGTTACCTATAGAACCACCGACTCTACGAGAACAACGGTACATATCTCCATTGAGATCCACGTAGAATCTTTTGGTTCCAGCCTGGCATTTCATGTTGCGAAATGCGTGCAAACCTCTATCAAGTATCAGCGGAAACCTAATGCGCTCACCGTCAATATGCAGATTAACTGGCAATTGCCAATTCATAGCGTGAGGTTTCATCTTGAGATATCTGTAATTCGTGATCCATTGCCGTTGTTCATCTGTGTAACCCAAGAACACCGTGGACCCAATTTCCTCACGCACAAATCGAGGCAGTATCTCGATGCGAAGGCCTTCTAATCTTCCAGCTAGTCGCTTAGCTCTTTCAAAATTTTCAGGCACTACCATGAGAGCTACACCGCAGCTCACTTTATCTTGTAGGATCTTTGCCACTTGTACGAAATGATCGTCATTGCAGTGTTCGTGATGCCAACTCATCATGATGTACATTGGACCTGCTGCAAAACTATCCCAATAGCGCAAACTACGCGATGCGTTAGTGCTGAATTCTATGTAGGTATTTTGGTCGCTTACAGTTGAAACAAAATTCCTAAATTGAGGCCAAACCGTGGGCTCTCCGCCCATGAATTCCACGTATGTGTATTGGTTTCTCAGCCTAACTTTAGCTAGAAAATCCAAGAATGGCGCAGGATCATCTGGCCATCTGTTTGAGTTATTGTGATGCAGCGGGCTGCAGTAAGAACATGAATAGTTGCAATAGTTGTGCATGAACAATGTGACCAAAGCGCAGTCCAGATTCTCATTGGTCACATGAGAAATCATTAGGCGTGACCTATGATTCCAAAATGTTGTATATCACTGAGTTTACTAACTTCTGTGATTTGGTTTTTGATGATCTGATTGACTAACTTGATATTGTATTTGTGCAATGACGGATCCAGCTGTCCTATCATATGTCCTAAGTTTAGGCTTAGCACAGTAAGCACAACATCGTTGGCTACCTCTGGGCTAGTGTTATTTTCTAGCTGAGAGTGCACACTTGCCAAATAGGTATACAGTGCGGCGCTGAGATCATTCTTTAGATCTATAGTTTTTTGTTCATCCATAAATCTATTTAATGATCTCAGTGCACAGATATCAATGGCTAGATAGAATAAACCGGGCATTTAGCCCGGTTTACTTTATGCTATAGCTTGTTGTGTGTTACTAACTGTTCTAGCCCCACCTGGCAGAGGTTGAGTAAGGCTCAAAACCCTGATCGGTATGTATATGAACTCGATAGCAACTTCTGGTTGTATTGCCACGTCAATCCACAGCTCGTTAGCAGCGATCCTAGCCGGTGTGTTGTTGCTGGTATCGCAAACAACCGAATAATCGTAGATAGCGCGTAGACCAATCAGATTGCCCATGAAGCTATTGAAAGCAGCCGTAACAGCCTGGCGTGTCTGTTGATCGTTTGGTTCAAACAAGAATGGCTGTGCCAATGTGTTCAAATTGCGCGACAGATAGTTGATCAAACGCGCAACATTTACTCGATCCAACAGTGTAGTGACAGGATCAAGAGTTTTCTGTCCAAAGATCACCAAACCTCTACGAGGTATGTAACTGATCGGATTGATGCTATTGATATACAACACATCTCGCTGACCTTGGTTCAACGTCACTGGTTGATAGGTGCCGTCTGACTTGAGATACCCCACGCTGAGTGCACCAGTTACCAATCCGCGATTGAACCCAGCAGGAGCAAACCATGGATATGCCACCTGATCATTATATGCGTAAGTGGTAAGAGCCATGACGCTTGGTGGTACAAACACGTTGTTGCCATCCAAGTTTGTTTCCAGTGCCCAAGGATAATACACTGCAGCATAGCTGCTGTGGGTTATCAAACCATCTGGGCCATCTTCAGCTGCGTTGTTAGCGTTGGTTGCCCAATTGGCTAGGCTTGTGGTATCTGCCGGCAAATCGCCCGGAGGATCTGCTACCACGAAGAATGTATCCTGGCGATCAGTATTCAATGCTACCATGTCTGCCAAACATTCGATGTAACCAGGAGCTGCCATTAGGTTGTAATATACTGCTTCGCCGCGTATCTGTTGATTGCTTTGGATTGCAGAGTTTATGGCTTTGGTGACCATGACGCGCTGTGCAGAAGGTCCCATGTACGGAGTGCCATCTGGACGATTACCGCTAGCAGTTACCCAGCAGTTCTTGTCATATGGTGCATTGAGCGTTGGGAAGTAATTGATGTAATATTGCTTGACATTGTATGTGCTGTAACGTGTGTTGAATAGCAACATGCCTGCAGGATAAAGCTCTGCGTTAGGTGCGTCACTGTCAACATAGTTGCTTAACACCATTGCGCTCGATGCCTGGCTGCCATCCACATAACCGTCGCTGTTGAAACGAGCATCTTCAAATATGATACCCGACGGACTGGTATGGTTGGTGTTATCGATCTGCGAGAACGAGCTAGTGCTTGCATCATAGCGATACAATACCGGATATGGTGTCGCACTGCTGTCGACCCATATATCGTTAGTAACCAGAGGGTTACCATTGCTCTGTGTGGTTGGCATGCTACCATCAATGATAGGACCATTTGGATCAGTAGCAGGATAGGCGTTCCTGTAGCCTTGCCAGATTTGACCATTGCCTACCATGATGTCAACCTGCAGTGCAGTATTATACCATAGTGTGCCATCAGCTGGTGGACCAACTGGTGCAGTAGCACTAGCTGTATAGTCCAATGGCTGCCAACTTGATCCATCCCAGTAATAC